TGGAGTATCTTTTCTTTTAAAATATCTAAGTGATTGAATTAATGTTGCAGTAATTATATCTGAAGGTATTTTTGTCCAACCCCATTTAGCAGTTATCTGAACATTGTTTTTGATTGTTTTATCAAATCTCTCTGAGCTTCTTGTATCAAGAATTGTAATTTTATTGTAAGGCTCATAATAAGTTGTGCCGTCAATGATTCTATTTATTCTAGGATTGGTTGGCTCAACTATGAAATCTGTATTTATAGTTAAAGTTTTTTCGTAAGTTCCGTCATCATTGTCATCTAATTTAACAATAAGACCTGTGGTTGTGGATATGTCAGGTGTTTCTAAATATAAACTATTGTTTGGTGTAAAAGTTTTTACATTAACAACACTATCTTGGTAGAATCTTCTACCACAAATTTTATCTATTAACCTTGAAGCTGAGTCAATGGCATTATCAATATTGTCATCTTGTGCCGTACCTGATAAGCCAATGTATGCCTTGAAGTCAGCTTTATCAACATACTGTCCTGCCACTTAAGACCTACTTTGCTTTATTTTCTTTTGGTTGTTTAGCTTTTGTTTCTACGAATTTAAGAGCTTTAAATTCTGCTTCTGCAATTTCTTGACCTGCTCTGCCTACAAGTTTTCCTTTTCTCCAACCTTTAGGTAAGCCACCGTCAGATTCAGCACAGAATCCTTCTTCGTTAATCCATATTTCTTTTTTTAATATCATAATTTCCTTTTTGCTAGATGTCCCACTCTCATAAGACGAATGGGACATCAAAGCCATAATCTAATTTCTTAGAAGTTTGTTATTGAACAGAATGCAGTTGCTCTGTAGATTGGTAGACCCATTCTTACAGTTGCCTTCATAACAACAATATCTTTTGTGAAGTTAGCGTCATGTGAATCAGACATAGCAACTTCCATACCTTGTCTTGCGACAATATGGATAGCTTGTCCACCACCGAATACACCAACTAATGCAGTACCACTAGCAATTTCAGTTGAAGCTACTACAGGTAATCCCCAAAGTGTAGGTGCAACACCACCACCAAAGTTTCCTGCACCTACGAAAAGTGGATTTAAACTTCCACTTGTTGTAACTGCATTAACTTCAGTAACGAGTTGATACCAATCTGAAGGGTGCATAACAATAGCGTCAGGTTGTAAAAAGCTATCTTTTTGAATTTCAGTTATAGCTTCAAAGACTTGACCTATTCTCTTTAGGTTTCCTGCAAATGTGGAATAATCAAAAGTGTTTATTCCTGATTTGTTTAAGATACCTGTTAAGTTAGGTGCAGAGCCACTACCTTCCATAATTTGACTTGAAACTGCAAGTCTAACCATTGTTTGTAATCTTGAGTCAAGATAACCTTGTACTGCTGAAACATCAGCTAACAATTCTTCAGTTACAGGTAAGAATGAGCCAATCTTACGAATGTTCTCTGTTCTCTCTGTAAAAGCAAGTGCGTTTTCGCCTAAAGCTGAGCCTTCTGCTACTGCACCTGAGTTGTTTGTGAATGTTGTTTCTTCCAAATACTTATATTGATAGTTGTCAGTAATGATTGTATCAATTAAGTCAGGAATTTGTAGTGGGTCAAGTGTAGCAGTAGGAACTACTAAGTCAGACCTCAATACTGCAGGTGGATAACCTGATTCTGTTAAAGTTGTTTTTAATTCAACTTTTGGATTCCACTTAAGTTCAGAATTAACATTTTTCTGACCATTGTTCATAAAACCTTTGTAGGCATTAGAGTCCATAAATTGTTGTCCAAGAGTTTTCTTAACTTCTCTAGGCTCGTCATTGTGGATTGGCATAGATTTTACTTCTTTACCTTTTTCTAATGCTTCTTCAAGTCTTGCTTCTTCAATGGAGAGAGCATTTAATTCATTAACTTTTTCATTGAGTTTCTCAATTTCGACATTTCTATCTTCGATAGCTTGTTTTTTCTCAACAGAAATTTCTGAGCCACCTTCAAAAGTGGATTTCATTTCTTTGATTGCTTCGAATTGAGTTTCTCTCAATGCGTGGAGTTGTTGATTGAGTTCATTTAATTTACTCATTAACTTATTTCTCCTTCATTAATTATGCCTTGACTTCTTGCCAAGACTTCTTGTGTATTTAACCAAAGCGAGTCAAAATCATCTTTAGGTTGCTCTACTTCTTCTCCACCAAGTCCAAGTATTGAGTCTAAATCGTTATAGACTTCTTGGATTCGGTCTTGAATCTGCATAAGTGATTCTTGAGCAGACTTTGATAGTGTCTTGCCTTTTTCTAAGCGTAAAGAAGTAAGTTCTTTTGCTCTATCAATGAAACTGTTAATTGTGTTAAGCACATTATCAGCTTCATCTGTGAATCTAAGACCACTATTCACATCTTTTAAATCTTTTTCTTTTTGTTCTTTAACTGCAACTGTATAAGTTTCTTGATTAGCACCAACAAGAACAGGCGATACTTCAAAAACAGTAGCAGATTTTATATACCTAACATTTGTAGATTTTCCTTCTTTGCTAAAAGTTCCTTCTTCTGCGTCATCAACTTGAAAACCAAAAGACCATTGTTGCAAATCTCCCATAGCTTTTACAATCTCATAGGCTTCTTTTCCACTCTCTGATGACATAATGAACTCGCCTTTGAATGTTGCTTTGTCATTATCTTGAACTATTCGTCCTTTGCCAATAGGATTTTCCCATTTGTGCGACCATACCATTGGTACTTCTCCTTCTAAACCTTTAAATGATTTTAGAGAGTTTGGTAAAACTACATCTCCGTCTGAATCGATTGTGTTGAATACTGAGAATACTGCTTCAACTTTTCCTTCTGCTTCATTGTCTAAAGCAAAGTCTATAGACTTAAATTCTTTATCCATTATTCTTCTTCTTCCTTTGCCATATCTATAGCAATCTCGTGCAATTTCTTTTCTTTATAGTTTTTAGTAATTTTAACAAGCTCTCCTTGTTCCACTAACCATTTAATACTATTTTGTGGAATGTCTTTAGAATTGACAATATCTCCTTTTGCAAAATATTTATCTTTAACAGATATTCCATTTGTTACTTCATACATTATGTAATTATCTCCACGCTAAATTCTACGCCTAAGTAATCAATACTATTTACAGTATAAACACCATAATTACTTGCTTCAACAACTCTAGCAGAACTTACATTTCCACCAAGCGTTGTATCGCCTTCTATAGCAGATTTTACACTTGTTGCACCACTTGTGTCGAGATATGCGTCTAAAGAATCTTGTGATAGTTCAGCGTCCACTCTTGAAACATACAAGTAAAGTGGAATGTTGTAAATGTCTGAGCCACGAGACATTGTAGAATCATATTCCAAAGAACTCATTACTCCAACTACGGCAGTAGGTGGCTCAATAGAATCAGGTATATAAGAATAAACATTTAATCCTGTTATTGTTGCTAACCGTGTACTTAAACCATTTCTTATATTAGATAAACTTGCCATAGGTATTACTATAACAAAAAAGCCACCTATGTAGGTGGCTTAATTGCTTTTGTTAGATTTTATTTATTTATTTTTTGAGTCCTTTAATTTGTACCCAATCTGAAAGTTCGTGTCGTCCTGTTTCAAATCCTAATTCATTTAAAGCATTTTCTAACATTTTTTTTCGACTCCAACCTTTTGGGAACTCAAAAGTTGCAAAACAATTAGTTCTTGGATTTGTAAGGAATGTATCAATATCAAATTTACCAATAAACTCAATTTTAAAAGTAGCTTTACCACCAATAAAATCTTCAACCTTAGTTTTTTTACCTGAAATCAAATCAAAGTTATTGTCAAAATCTGAGCAAGAGTTTCTTAAATCAACTCCTTCGATTTTAAACCAACCTGTTTTTCTTGTTTCATTCATAATCAAAGATTAACAGGTTTGAAAAGTAATGCAAGTATTTATAGTGAAAAAGACTATTAATAGCAGATAGCAGACGCTTCGGAGTTGATTGTTGAATGAATGAAACAAAGCGTCTGCTTCATATCTGCTTCTCTGAATTAAACAGGGAATTGGATTATTCAGTAAGATTAGTTTAGCACTTGTGTTTTAAATCGGAACTTCTATCTTTAAATCCTGCTTTACAAAATTCGCATTGGATTCTATAACTCCATTCGTGCTTTTCTTTTTTAAAAGTCATTTACTATCCTTATATTCATCACAAGTTTCTTCATAGCAACATTTGTCTCTATCATTAAATATCACACAACAACATTTGTAAGTATCTCCTGTTCTGCATATTTGTATAACATCTTTGCTAAATAAACTCATTCTTCTTCCTTAAACATATCATCAAAACATTTTGGGTGTGAGCCTGAGATAATTTGTTCCCAACCTGATTTATCTAAGTAAGGGAAGTATTCTCTTACTTCTTTTCTAGGCATATCCCATTGATACTCGTGCCAATCTTTTCTGATTACTTCTACTGTACCTTCTTCCTTACAAAGAAAACAATCAGGTGTTGGAACAGTTACAATATCATCTTCTACATTCCTATTCATAAATTGAGAAGATGAATAAAGTAATTTCATTTCTTGCATAGTTAAATGACCTGTACAATTTTTTTCTTTAGGACATCTACAACTTTTAATCATTCTTCAACTCCAATTTAAAGATTTCTAAATTCATACTTGGGTGTATGACTTTTAAATCTTCACTAGCTCTAACTAAAGAATCCTTCCAAGATTCTACTGTGTAGGTTTTTTTTCCTATAAAGGTAACTTCATATTTCATTTTTCTTCTCTCCTTATTAATCCAATTTCTAATTTTCTTCTTTGTAATAATTTCTCTGCGTGTTCAATCTGCTCATTAGAATGTAAGTGATTGAAAAGTTGTTCTATGTTTTCAAAGATTGTCATTTTTTCAACTCCATATCTTCCTTTTCAATTTCAGCTTTACAATGCAAACAAACTATTGCAGACCAAAACAAATGTGTTACTTCTAACTCCAAAGTACATTCAGGGCAATTAAACTTAAATGTTGTTTTTTTTGTGTAAGCCATTTTTATCAATCTCCCTTCTTAATATATTTATATCGTTCTGCATAGAATTTAATTTTCTATCTAATTTTTTAATCTCGTCATAAATTATTTGTAATGACATATCAACTCCTTTATCCTAACGGTGTCATTGTTAGGACACCGTTAGATTCTTTTTATACTTCCAATACAGGAACTATTTTGTCTTTGTAATTTTCTTGCATATCCCAATGGTCAATACAGTAATTAAAATGATACCAAATATGCCAACTTTCATTCGTTCGCTTATTTCTTACCATTTGCCCTGTTTTTACAACATGCTTACCACAACCACCTGTGGCTCGTCTGTTATTATCTCCACCGAATTTGCACCTATGCACATCTTCAGGTCTAGGAAGGTTTGCACCACTATCTCCTCTAAATGCCATTTTAATCACTCTCCTTAGTTTCTTTTTTTAGCATTAAGTTGGACTATAATTTATGATTTAGAGTTTGTCAATCTTCTATTATAAAAATCTTTGATTTGACAAGTAGGAGAGTTTCTGCTATCGTAGATTATGAATGAAAAAAAAATTGGAGATAGATTGAACAATAATAAACAAACTTTTGAGATTAAGGCTTCTGCTTTGCGTGTAGCTCAAGAGATTAACTTTGATGATTATGCAAATGACCTTATTGGACATTCTGTTTATGAATCTAAAGATGAAATTACTTGGGACATAATTAACAATCAATCTTTTGAAACTAAAAAAATTGGTAAAGGTTATAAATATATTTATACTTTTAATACTTATGAACAATTAATTTTGTTTTATACACAATTATCAATAAATCTTTATTATGCCGAAGAACAACAAAACAGAGCTGATTACGACCAACCTGAATATTGTTGTCCAAAAAGTTTATATAAATATATTTGCGACAAAATGGAAGAACTAAATTCTATTAAAGAAATAATGATTGGAGAAGAAGTTACACAATGAACAGATTACCTTGTAGTATTTGCAATCGTCCTTACAGGCGACACATTGAAGGCAAAAGATATTGTGTTTCCCATTTACGAGAAATGGGAGTTTACAAACAACCAAGAAAAAAATTATCTAAAGAAGAAAAAGAATCTTATGTTTACTATCCAAGATTTATGTGGGAAGAAAAAAATAGATATATTGTCAAATTAGTAAAACAAGTAATGAATGAAATGAAGGGAGAAAGTAAATGATTAAATTTACTTATCAAGTCTTGAAATCTTTTAAACAAGATTTTACAGACTTAAAAAATTACCAAGACGCAGAGCTTGTCTTGGAAGATACTATCGAGCTAGATGTTCGTGGCTACAGAAATCCATTAGAAGTGTTTTCTGCTTGGTCAAACAGAGAGTCAAGTATCTACAACAAAAAAAGAACAGAGCAAGAGAGCAAAGAGTTTTCTTACTTTGTTCAAAACAAAATAACTAAAAATACTGTGAAGGGAGAAGAAGAATAATGGAGAAAATAATTTGGGAACTTGTAGATAGATACAGTAGCCCACAATGGAGATATGACGGAATTGCTCGTCCAATAAGCAACTATGGTGGCTATGGAGAAATTGAAACCAAGACAACTCATACTAAAAGTAAAACTTTAAGTGAGCTTAAAAGAAGCTATGACTTAAAATCTTTTGGGTTGTGGAGTAAAGATATTCCTGATATTGATAAATTAAATGTCGGAGATATTATTCAGTTGCCACATTATGTTGGAGAAACATATTACGCAGATAGTAGTAAAGTTTCAGGCTCAGTTGATTTAATCGTCAAAGAGCTTAGAACTATTACTGAAACAAAAGTGGTAGAGAGTTCTAATGGCTCTAAGAGTACTTTTAAATCTAGCAGAAAAGTTGTTGCAGTTGAATATCATAGTGGTACTAAGTTCTATGATTTATTCCGTAGCTCAAAGAGAAGGCAGTATGGTAGCTATTATCGTACAAACCAAAAAATTACAATATGGCTAACTCAACAATCTCTTTTTAATTTATTTTTAATGGACGGTGGATTATGTCCTTTAAAAAGAAAACAAAAAGATTGTATGATTTGCGATAAATAGTTTCACACTAAATCGAAACTCGGAAGCCCACCGTTTAATCGGTGGGTTTTCGTTTATCGTTTTAAAAAATTTTTTTGCTTACCGTTAAATCGAAGGTTTGATAACTTCGTCAGGTCTTGGCTCACGGTAAATCACATTACATTTACAGTTCACAGTTTCTTTAGCTGACAAGTTTGGTGCTTTAGGATATAAAGCTCGTTCCCCACCAACAGTAAAGTAATCGTTTTGTCCTACAACTTGTCCGTCAGCAGAGATGTGAGTATCTCTTGACCTTTGGAATGTTGTCTGCCATTCTTTAACAGTAATGAGTCCTGATTTCTCAACTGCGTCATATTGACCAAACTGAGCTAACGCACCACCTTCAGTTCTAGCAATAGTAGAAGCTCTACCAAGAAACTTCTTAGGTAAGATATTCTCTACTTGTCCTGTAATGTAGTCATAAAGATTATCTCCATACAAACCTAGTTGTGTTCCTTCATCAATGGCTCGTCTGATTGTTCTGTTCAAATTAGCTTTAGTAGTTTTTGCTAACTCAGGCATAACTGAATCTAATCTCTCATTAACAAAAGCAACGGCATTACGATTGTATCTAGTTCTAGGAACAGGAGAAGTAACTGAAGGAATAATATCTCCACCACGCTGACGGATTGGATAGAAGCCTTCATTAACAACTTGGTTTCTATTCTTCCTTCTAGCTTTGTAAGTATATAAATCTGTATCTTCTATTTCTGAATATGCTTTTAAGGAAGCAGGTAAGAGAATACCAAATTGAAATAGCTCAAAGTCATAGACTTCAGATAAGTAAATATCATATGTGTCAAGTTTCCAT